AAATATGAGCGCAGAATACCCAAATAAATGTTGTCGTTGTGGGCTCTGTTGTCTTACGGAAACATGTCCTGTTGGTCAGGTAACATTTAATATAGCTTTGCACGATCCATGTCCAGCATTAAGTTTTGATTCTAACGGATTAGCTACTTGTGGTCTTGTTGCATATAATCTTGTGCCTATTGGTGATGGTTGCTGCATAAAGGCAAGAGCATACAAGGATGGTGTTGAATACAATTTTGCAGACTTGCCGGAACATTTAAAGCGCAAAGCAGTAAAGGATATGGTGGGATACAATGGGTAAAATGGTTAAGTTTGTGAATGATGAAGATAGATCGTTAAAAACTGTTGAGCGATATATAACTGATAGTCTTGAACCGGCTCCGTATTCATATACAGGGCAATTGGAATTTCTTAGAGAGCATGTAGAAAAAGTTTCAAAAGCATTTGGGAGACTTGTTTCAATCTTGATAGATGACACAACACTCTCAGAAGAGGATCTTAATACAATTATTTCACCTTTGTATGGTGAGAAGGTTGGATTGGTGGATGAGAACAAATATAATGAATAGGAAATTGATAGATGGCAAAGAAAAAGAAAAATCCGTACCTATCTGACCGAAACCCTTTCGATGAAGTCAAGGCATTATTCTCGAAAGACCAACCACGATTTGAGATCGTACGACCATTTATGGTTATTAAAATTCTTTCGTTTCTTGCATCCAAAGTCTTATTTGCAATTAAGATTAATGAGCAATCAAACGGAATGCCCAAATGGTTGATGAATATGATCTTAAATGTTGGTGTACCCAAAATAAACAATATTCCGTATCTTAATACGTTTCCTAAAAGACAAGCAAAAACAGATGTCTTGTTACGTGCAAAGATAGCGGAAACGTTTTGCACCAGTCCTTATCATTCAAATCAAATTATTGATTTGTTAAGGATGCAAGACGAGAAACCCGAAGAATATTTTGGGTTAAGAGAGGGGGAATAATGCGGCCTTGTGATTGTAAAGACTGTTTCACTGCTCGAAAATTAAATGAACAGGGATTGAAGTTTAATGAATGGAGCATAACCGTTATGCCTAATTCTGTTATTATTGAAAATAGCACAACGACTATGCGGATTCCAATGAATCGCTTTAAAGAATTTTCCGAATGGTATTTGGAAGATCAAAAAGTGTAGTTGTTGACATGCTATCGGAGGGAGTAAATCAAAATGGCAGATATTGCAAAATTTTTAGGGAAAGCTTCTCGTGAAACTGACATCGTTAAACAGTTTCAAAAACTTGCCAAAAAAGCAACTGACAAATGGGCCTTACGACAACTTGAACGTAGACTATTGAAACCTAAACCCCTTCCGCCTTACCACGGACCAAAAACAGGCCGAACAAGTTTCAAGCAACGGTCTTTGTTGCTTGTTTTTTCAAACAAATCATTCATCGAACGGTTTAAAAAGTTTGTAAAAATAAATACTTACAATACGAATAATACCTACCATGTTGAACTTTTTGTGGAGTTATTACGAGTCTTGGAAGATGGTCGTTTAAGTTTTTCAGCAAAAGACAACCGCTTCTATGTTCATGGTAGAAAAAATAAAAAGATAAAAATAAGATTATAAAAAACGGAAGGTGCAAAATGAATATTGAAAAAGAAATTCGGATGGAAAGTCTTAAATTTGTGCGGCATAATAAAGATGTTGTTATTGATCCTAAAATGCCAGCATATGTCAGTCCAAGAATCAGTAGTGAGTATATGGACTGCAGTATGCCAATGACATTTGATAGTTATTCCCATTGTTCATTAGGTTGTACTTACTGCTTCGCATATATGTTCAAAACAAATAACTCAAGTTTCTCATCGTTGGTGCATGGCACAAAGCCAAAAGATATTATCAAAGCGATCAATGGAGAACCAACAAATGTCCGTATGCGTAGCTTTCACAAGCATTTTTTTCAAAAACGTTTTCTACTTCATTGGGGTGGAATGGCCGATCCGTTTTGCAATTTTGAAAAGGCAAACAAAATCGGATATGAATTAATAAAAGGTTTGGGCAAAGCACAATATCCTACCCTTTTCAGCTTTAAGGGTTCGACAATTTTCAACCAAAAATATACTTCTATATTTGAAAAGTTCGCCTCACAAAAGAATTTTGCCTTTCAGGTTTCAATCATCGCACCCTCTGATGAAGTGTCTAAGAAAGTTGAGATTGGTGTTCCTGTTACATCCAAACGAATCAAAGCAATCAAGATGCTTTCCGATATGGGTTACTTTACAATCCTAAGATTGCGGCCTTATATCATTGGGATTTCTGATGATGGAATTGAGGAGCTTTTGCACAAATGCAAGGATGCTGGTATCAAAGCAGTTAGCATGGAATTTGTGGCGATAGATACGAGAAGCAACGAGGGTTTAATGAGGCGCTATAAGTATCTCGGTGAACTTATTGGGGTAAAGAATATTATGCGCCACTTCCGTGAATTAAGCCCGATAGAACGTGGAGGTTACTTACGTTTGAACCGGCTTGTAAAAGAAGATTATGTCAAAACAGTTTACAAATTTTGTGTTGATAATAATATTCTCTTCGCATGTTCTGATCCTGACTTTAAAGAATTGAATATGTCGGGTAGCTGTTGCGGTATGCCGGATGAATATCCAGAAAACAGGGAGTTGGAAAACTGGACAAAAAACCAACTGACTTACCATATTGCAAGGTGTCGCCGTGAATACCATACCAAAGGGAGAATTGTCCAACTCAAGTTTGGCGATGTATTCAATAACGAGGAAGATACCTATCTCAATTCTGTTACATTTGGGCAAGACCACATTTGCGTATCAGATATGTGTTCAAGTGAACGATTTGATACACATTACTATCGACATGCTCGCAACACATGGAATAACTTACGTTCCCCTGCCAATCCAAGAAATTACTTCCACGGTAAAATTCTGCCCATAAGGAAAGATGAAAGCAACGACCTTGTATATTCTTACAAGCCTTCCGAATATGAGGAGCGATGGAAAGACGAAGGTATTGACATGAGCAGATAATAAATTGTGTTTGCATGTTATAATGGGCCTATACTACAAACCGGCATCGATGAAGTGTCACAAAAAAAGAGGGGAAAAGCATGAAAGAGAAAGAAATTTTTTACAAAAAGGTTGGGGCGATGTTTGTTCATAATATTAAAGTAACAATTCCTGTCACATACGATGCACATTTCATAAAAAAGATTTTTCAAATAGTACAGGTTGGATACGATAACCGTATTCCTGGTGAGCAAATGGCAAAAATTGCCAACAAAAAAAGACTGACAGGGTTTCCAATACAAGGATCACATTTCAGAGAAATCTTATATTTTTTGATGGGTCGATATGGTTTTCTAATTGGAACATCACAAAATGGTCAATTTTTTATAACAACACTAAGAGACAGAAGAAAAACGCTCGAATATCTTGAAAAATACAAATTGGGAACAACTACTAAGTATGATTGTGATGGAAAAAGTTATGAGGCAAAAACAAAAAAGCTTCAATTTTATGAGAATATTACAATAAAAGATATTTTTCAATTTAAAAAATTTCTAAAAAAATATAAGGACTTTTGAAAATTGAAAACAAACCCACAAATACGTTATCGGTATTATTATTTTTGCACCAAATGTCAAATAAAACTTGGTACAAATCAATCTGGATATGTAAAGTGTCCACAATGCCAATCCGGTAGCTGCATTAGGGATTTTGGTGATTACGACGAACCGTTATATATTTATCTTGGTGACAGTTTTAATTGGAATAAAAAATAAAAGGATGGTGAAAGGTTAATCAAAGAGAAGGATATATAAAATGTCAAGCGGAATATCATTTCGGATTGAAACCCATTATGACAATATAAATTTGATCCACCATTGGGACTGGGTAATTACTACACACAGCGCCATTGTGAGAAATCGAAGGGCTATCAAGAAAGATAAAAATCAAGCATATGCTTCGCTTGAAAGGCATGTGAAAAGTTTATTTGGAAAAAAGATTGATCGTTTAAAAGTTAAAAATTGGGCCTTTGATTGTCATGGAAATAGATTCCCGGAGAAAGAATAATAAGAAGGAACTAAAAACATGAAAGAAAAAGAATACGAAGATCAAATTATTAGAACAATGCGAGCGATGCAGTGGGAACGGGTTAAGGGTGGCCTTGAAGCAATGAAACAAACATTTTGGGGAGACAGCGGATACTACGATAAGTTTGTTGAACATACCAATAACTTCATCAAAACAATAGAAGATAATGGGTTACAAGAATGAGAAAAATTAAAAGACGAGAAAAACCGAAAAGAAAAATCAAACGACGCAAGGTTGAAGTTGATCGCCTCAGTGCTTCTGGCAAATGTAAAGAATGTGGCAATTTGTTTTTGTATGCTTTTGAAGGAGATAAGAAAAAGCAAATTGAATCAAAGCCAAAAATGGCTAAACGTTTCAAGGCACTTTTGGATTCGGAGCTTTGTTTGACCTGTCTTACAGGAGAAAGACATACCATAAAAGCATATGAGCTTATGCAATTACATATCATTAAAGGTGAAAACTTAAAGGCAACCTGATGAATGTTATAAACATCCGTGGTACAACCGGAAGCGGCAAAACTACTATTGTTAGAAATCTGATAAAAGATAACAATTTCTCACCAGCAATTACGCTTTCTGAAGGAGTTGCGTGTCACATATCAGATAAGTATGTGGTCATAGGACCATATAAAAGCGGTAGTAATTTTGGTGGTGTTGATGCTATCAAGAAAATTTCTTATGTTGAACCAGCTATTCTAAAGGCGCTTGAGATAAGACCCACGGTTATTTTTGAGGGTTTGTTAATTTCTCACTCCTATGAACGATGGCTGGAATTTTCAAAAAAGATAAAAGCAATTCAACACGATAACAACTGCAAAGAAGTTGGGATGATATGGGCATTTATAGTGCCTCCATTTAAGGTAAACATCCAGCGCTTGCGGACCCGCAATAATATACCACCCAACAAAACACTTCGTGAAATCAAAGGTGACAATTATATTTCTAATTTTATAAAACGTTATCAATCCATTCAACGAATTTTAAAGAAAGCAAAAATTGATTGTGCATTTGGGCATCTGTCTATACGAGAACTTGATTATATCAACCCAAATAAAGAACTTAAAAATCTATTAAGGAGTGATATAATAGGGGCAGAGGTTCTAAAACGTACTGGCAATATTAACGGTTTCTTTAAACATGGAGTCTGTTATGCAAGGCAAAAAAAGAAGAACAATTAGGCGTAGGGAAAATATCATTGCAATTTATCCAAGCGACTGGGTTGTAGTTGGATTAAAAAACTACAGGAGTTGGTGTAGACTTCCATATCATGGGCATCCAAAAGGTTGTTCAATGTGGAACAATGGCAAGAAAAATTGTAAATCATCTTTCAGAAAAACGCATACCCTACATGACCAATTCGATGTCAATAAACCATCTTGGTGTATATGGGAAGAGTTTGACTTGGGAGCTTATGCTGCCAAAATGAAAGAAGATCACCCTGAGTGGTCATATTATCAATGTAGAAATGTTTTGTATTGGCAAACGGCAGTAAAAAAGAAGCGTAATGATAGAGTAAGGAATTTCTTCCGTGATCGGGGCCTCTGGGGGCGCTATGCTGGCATGACAGAGGGTTTTTGTGTTAATGTATATGCTACTTTGCGCCATGCTGGTATTAAACTTGACCCAATTAAAAACATACAGAAGATGAAAAAACTTTGCTTCATTATTCCATACAGGGAAGGTAGCAAGGCAGAGGAAATTCAGAAAAAGGCAGGAAGACAAATTATAATTTATTAAGGAAAGGTGAATATTATGACAGAGCAATTGTTTAAAAAGTATCTCGAAGAAGAAATTGAAGATGCAGTTGTTTTTATCGCATACAATGGAATAAACGGTTTGTTAGAGGATTTTGAAAGTTGGCTCCTAAATAATCGGTACACATATTTAGATGAAAAACTTGAATATGTTTGCCAAAATATTGTTACAAGTTACCAATGCGAAAGATGTGGCAAGTTGCATATTGAAGGAGCCCGTTGCCCCGATTGTGGTTTTAAAAAAATAACAATCACCTATTGAGGTTGATATGCCAACAGAACATGAATTGTTTGTAATTGAAGATTTGATGAGAATACTTGGCCAAGGTATTGACTATACACTTAGAGACAATGTTGGGCCTAAAGGTTATGCCCTTATTGTTTTTGATTTTCACGAGCCGGGATTATCAAACTATATTTCCAATGCTAAACGAGAGGACATGATAAAAGCACTTCGGGAAACTGCCAATCGTCTTGAAAAAAATCAAGACGTTCCAGTAATTAGAAATAGGACTATACAATGAATAACAAGCAATTGTGCCACCTACACCTCCATACAGAATATAGTCAACTTGACGGTCTTGGCAATGTTGATGAATATGCAACCAGAGCCAAACAAATGGGGTTTAAATATTTGGCATGTACTGACCACGGCAACATCGATGGTTTGATTAAATTTCAACAAGCATGTATCAAAAACGACATCATCCCAATTCTCGGTTGTGAATTATATGTTGTTGAAGATGCGGAACAGTCGATCAAAGAGAAGTCAAAATTACGTGGTCATATCAATGTGCATGTGAAATCACAAAAGGGTTTTGATAACCTTTGCAAAATGCTTACGTTTGCGAACACCGATGGTTTTTACTACAAGCCCAGAGTAGATTACAAAACCATATTGGAAAACACAGAAGGTTTGTGTTTTTCAACCGCATGTTTAATTTCCTTCCTGCGTGTCCTACCAAAAGGCAAGCAATTCTTTTCGGATCTATATGATTGCGTTGGAAAAGATTTGTATTGTGAAATTATGCCTCATAGAATCAAACAACAACCAATATGGAATCGTAAGGTCATTCGGGTAGCAAAACGATATGGGTTAAAAGTCTATGCAACAAACGATTGCCATTATGTTAAGCGGACACAAGCAATCGGGCAAGAAGTATTGCTTGCTATTCAACGCAAAGCATTATGGAGTGATAAACAACGTTTCAAATTTTCATTAAGAACCTTCCATTTAAAATCTTGGAAAGAAATGATGGTTGGATTGGTGGAATTTGGACAATACAAAAAAGAATACCTGACCAACACGTTAGAAGTTGCTGAAAAGTGTTCCGGCTATACTATTCCAAAACGTGATATTGATTTGCCACATATTCCCGGAGTTCCAACAAGAAAGAAAAAAGAGAAAAAGTTTCTCAAACAACTTTGCTTCGAAGGTTTCAAAAAGAAGTTTGGCAAAAACTTAGCAAGGAATTATGAATATAGCGCAAGGGTAAAGGAAGAATATGATCTTATTACAAAAAAGAATTTTGAAAGATATTTTCTCATGGTATGGGAACTTATCAACTGGTGTAAAGAAAATAATATTCTTGTTGGTCCTGGGCGTGGGAGTGTCGGTGGCTCCCTTATCGCTTACCTCATTGGGATTACAGCCGTCGACCCTATTAAACACAATTTACTTTTTTCTCGTTTTATCAATGAGGACCGCATTGATTATCCTGATATTGATATTGACTTTGAAGATAGCAAAAGACACCTTGTAAGACAACACCTTGAAAGCATGTATGGCGAAGATAATATTGCTGGCGTTTCAAGTTTCAATAGAATGAAAGCAAGGGCAGCATTAAAAGATGTCGGCCGAGTATTTGGTGTTAAATGGCAAGAAACAGATGTGGTTACAAAACTCATTGAAGATAACGATGAACATACCGGTATCCAAGATGCAATTGATGCTTATCAAGAATGTAGAGATTATGCAGAAGAGCACCCACAAGTCATTAAACTTGCAAAACTGCTTGAAGGAACTATACGTGGTTATTCTCAACATGCTGCGGCTCTGGTTGTTTCGAAAGAACCGATTGGTACTTCTGGTCGTTGTAATCTATTAACAAACAAACAAGGTGAATCTACAGTAAACTGGGAGAAGGAAGATACCGAATATGTTGGGTTGATGAAACTCGATGCGTTGGGCTTAAAACTTTTATCAATACTTTCTGAAACATTACGTTTAATAAAAGAAAATCAAGGCAAAAATATTGATCTTGAAAAAATAAATATAAATGATAAAAAAGTTCTCAAAGATATTAACGAAGGTAATACTGTCGGTGTGTTTCAACTTGGAACATGGGCGACAACAAACCTTGTAAAAGAAATGGGCGTTGATGAATTTGACCATCTTAGCGCAACCGTTGCCTTAGTTCGTCCAGGACCAGCAAACTCGGGAATGACGGAAGAATACATAAAACGCAAGAATGGTGCAAAATGGGAGCCAATGCACAGTATTTATGAACGGATCACCAAAGATACATATGGACTACTTGTCTATCAGGAACAAGTAATGCAAGTTGTTTCTGAGATTGCTGATCTGCCATATTCTACTGCCGATAAGGTTAGAAAAATCATTGGTAAGAAACGAGATGTAAAAGAATTTAAGAAGTATAAGAAAATGTTTGTTGATGGTTGTAAGAAAACCGGTTACTTTGATAAAAATGAAGCGCTTAGATTTTGGGCCGGTTTGGAAAAGTGGAGCAAGTATGGCTTTAATAAATCCCACTCCGTTGAATATGCGCTATTAGGATATTGGTGTTCATGGTTAAAAAGATATTTTCCAACTGAATTTATTTGTGGATCCCTTACCTATGGAGCTAAAGATAAAAAGGCAGAATTAGTTGAGGAAGCATATCGACTTGGACTTACACTTGTTTTACCCAAAGTTGGAATCTCCCACGCAAATGAATGGACCGTAAAAGACAAACAACTTTTTATACCATTTGAGGAAGTAAACGGTATCGGCCCTAAAAAAGCATTAATGGCAGCACAAGCCAAACCAAGAAAGAATAGTATTAAACGGTTTTATAAAAAGAAAAAGAAAGATGAAGTAGAACGGTTTGGTGGAGCATTTGGGGAATTGCTGAATAGTATTGGTGCCTATGAACCTCATTCAACTTTTAATGTTACCGATGAAGTAAAAAAATTATTTGGTTTTAGAATTACTGCAAACCCAAGAGATGAGTATAGAAAATTGTATAATTTGCTTAATGGAAAGATCAGGCTCGACCAACTTGACGATGTTTTAGAAGCAGATTATATAACGATGAAAAAGATTGGTCGTGAACACCAAATAATCAGGAAAAATAGAACTAATTTTACACGGCATAGAGATTTACATAGTTGTGAATTATGTGAATTGATAGATGAGTGTAAGGCACCTGTTCAATTCAGTCCGGGCCTTTATAATGTAATGATTGTTGGCGAAGCACCCGGACCAGAAGAAGATAAGCAACGTGAGGGTTTTGTTGGCCGTAGTGGTGACAATGTTTGGAAATATTTAAAATCAAAAGGTTACACAAGAAAATTGTTTCATGTAACCAATATTGGAAAATGTTATCCGAGCAAAAGTAGAAAACCAAATAAGGAACAGATAGATATTTGTGCTGGCACATATCTATGGGAAGAAATTAAAAATGTTCAACCTAAAGTTATTTTAGCTTTTGGAAATACAGGATTGCAATACTTCTTAAATCAAAAATCAGGTATCACCGATATGAGCGGAAGAACAATGTGGCTTGAGAAATTCAATGCATGGGTCGTTTTTTGTATCCATCCTGCCGCCGCCTTGCATAACCCTGATAATAAGATGTATTACGAGGCCGGTATGAAAAGATTTTGTAAAGTTTTAAGAAGTTTACGCCTTCCTAAAAAATAACTTTTATATGTTATAATAAAGTCAGAAAGTAGAAAAACAAATATAAAGGCTAAAAAAGATGAGTGATTTTTCAAATGACATTGCGATAAACAAATATAAACTTGACGAAGAACTTGTCCAGCAACCCCAAAAGTTTTACGAGTGGGCAAAGGCAGAGGTAATAGCTGGTGAAAAGGTTTCTGAATTAAAAGATGATTTGGAAGTAATTAAAGCGGAGATGGAAATCCGTATTAGAAGAAATCCAACCCTGTACGATCTGCCAAACAACCCCAAAGAAGGCTTAATTAAAGCGGCTGTGTTGATTCAAAGAAAGGTTAAAAAAGCCTCTAAACGGTTGATAAAGGCCCAGAGAACGCATGGTTTGTTGAAGAAAGCAGAGAAGTCTTTTGAACACCGGAAAAAATCTTTGGAAGGGTTGGTATCAGTAAATATGCAACTGCATTTTGCTACACCAAAAAATGTACCACGACATGATTTTGAAACAGAAAGTACAAGAGGTGAATTACTTGATAGAGCTCGTAAGAAAAAAAGGAAGATTAAAAGAAGATGAATTGGGGAGATATTATGACATATGTAATTGCAGTACCTTTAAGCGTCGTAGGCTTTTATTTAGCGGTTAGGATTGCAAGTTACGCTATTTGCAAAAGTATCCACCAAGTATTTAAACCAAAGGAGAAACGTTATGAAAAAGAAAAAAGGTCGTAAGATGGATTTGCCAAAAAGCAGAAGATCGTCAAAACGCCGGTATCAAAAAGAGCAATTGATTAACCGTGTAAAGCAATCCCAGAAACAAGCGGAAGGCGGCGGTCTAAGTATTTTGAAACCCGATGTTGATGTAAAGATATGGCGTCCAAACGATGGTTCACATATCATTGACATCATTCCGTATGAAACCGGTAAACAAAATGTTGAAGGGGATAAGCCTGGGAAGGTACACTATACCTTCCATTATTACATTCACAAAAATGTTGGCCCGAATAATGATTGGTACATTTGCCCAGCGAGAACATGGGGTGATGAGTGTCCAATCTGTGAACATCGGGCCAAACTACTCGATCAAGGTGCCGACTATGATTCAAAAATTGCACCGCTAAACACCAAGGAACGAAACCTTTATAACGTGTTGGTATGGGACAAAGGCGAGGATAAAAAGGGTATCCAAATCTGGGATGTTTCATATCACTATTTTGAAAAGCACGTTATTGCCCTCAGCAAGAAACCGGCTCGTGGTGGTCGTGCTGAAAAAACCGTTCTCTTTTTCGATGAAGAAGAGGGCAAATCCATTTCATTCACAATTGAACCGGCCAAAAGTAAAGATGATTACCCTTCATTTGTGGGCCATTCGTTCGATGACCGTGATTATGAATTGGATGAAGATGTACTTGATTCAGCCCATTGTCTTGACGAACTCGTCCACAAACCTACTTACGAGGAATTGGAAAAAGCCTTTTGGGGTACGAAAGGTCCTGGTTCTCGTGATGACGATGATGACGATGACGATGATGATGATGAAAAAGAAACAAATTGGGAAATGCTGATCGACGACATCGATGATCTTGAAGATCAGGATGAACTCGATGAGTTCTGCGAAGAGAATGGCATTGATGTTAAGATGCAGAAAAAGAAATTCAAGAAAAACAAAAAGTCCGTTCGTGCATGGCTGGAAGATGCAGCAGCAAATCAAAGCAATTCAGATGACGACGATGACGACGACGATGATGACGACGACGATGAAGTCACCACCGATGACATCGAAGAAATGGACATCGAAGAACTTCTTGAATATTGCGATGATAACGATTTGAAACCACCGAAGAAAGTGAAAAAGAAAATCAAAAAACTTCGGGCATGGGTTCTTGAACAACTCGATGACGACGACGATGATGACGACGACGATGATGATGATGATGAGTCTGAATCCAAATACTCCGTCGATGACATCGAAGAAATGAACAAGCGGCAACTCAAGAAACTTATCAAGGATGAAGGGTTGAAAGTCAATCTCAAGAAGGCTGGCGATCTTGACGACCTCCAAGATATGGTTATTGACGCACTCGGCATTGACGATGATTAAAATTTAACCTTGCAAGCGGGGACGTGATGGCCGTCACGGTCAAGGCAGCGTGTTTACCCTTTTCCACAATGCCGACCCCGCTTGCAATTCTCTTAGGCATAATATGAAATACAGAAAAATTATAGATTGTTTCAAATATCAATATAATTTTCTTAGTAATTTTTACCAAGTTAATATCGAGTGGCAATTTAAAATCTGGCCTTCGGTGGAACACATTTTCCAAGCTTCAAAAACAAACAAAAAAGTCCAACAAGAAATAATCCGCAAGGTTCCAACCTGTCGTATGGCAAAACAATATGGTAAAGCAATAATACTTCGAGATGATTGGGAAAAAATAAAAGATACAATGATGTACCTCGCAGTATATCAAAAGTTTTTTCAACATGAATATTTACAGCGCAAATTAATTGATACTGGCATCGCAAAACTTGTTGAGGGTAATAGTTGGCATGACAATTATTGGGGTGACTGTAAGTGTAGTCGCTGTGCTAATATAAAAGGGCAAAACAAATTAGGCAAAACATTAATGACGGTTAGAGCAAGAATCAAAGCACTTCAAAAAGATTTTGATTATAGGAGACTCAATGGCTAATAGAAAGATCAAACGTCGAAAGCAATCTAAAGAAGAACAAATGGCAGGAAGTATTGTAAGACGGCGTAAAAAAGCAGATGACCAAAGCTCAGTAGAATTTCTACATTCAGGTTGTACCACTTTAAACCTTGCATTAAGCGGCAAGGGTGCAAACGGTGGATGGGCAAGGGGTAGGGTCGATAATGTGGTTGGTGATGGCAGTAGTGGTAAAACAATTACTGCTCTTGAAGTAGCTTTTTGGGCATGGATGAAAGTCAAGAAAATCAAATCCAAAATCTACGGAAAGGTTGAAAAGATTATCATCGTTTACAATAACTGCGAAGGTGTTATGGATTTCCCGCTGGAGAAAATGTACGGCAAAGAATTTGTAGATGCCGTTGAGTGGGTTTGCATTAAAGAAATTGAATCAATGGGTCGTGATTTTATTTCCAGAATGAGAGCATTAAAGAAAGGTGAATTTCTACTTTACATTGTAGATTCATGGGATGCCTTATATTCCTCAGCCGACAAGAAACGTTTTGATGATGCAATCAAAGATGGGAAGAATGAAGATGGTAGCTATAACCTCGAAAAACAAAAGTATGCTGGAAAGTTCTTTAGCAATGTCTGCGACGACATGGAAGATAATAAGAAGGATGCAACCCTTTTCATTATATCTCAGGTGCGGCAGAAGATTGGCGTTACTTTTGGAAAAAAGACCTATCGGGCTGGAGGCAAGGCTCTTGATTTTTATACGCACCAAGTCGGATGGATCAGAGAACAACAAAAACTTGTCAAAACCAAAAAAGGGCATAAGCGGGTTTATGGGATACGGTCTGAGGTTAAGGTTGAAAGATCGAAAGTTGCAAAGCCGTTCCGTGAAGCTCAGTTTACGATCCTTTATGATTATGGAATTGATGACATTAACTCTATGGCCGACTTCCTTTACGGATCAGGTTCTATACGGTGGGATAAAAAGAATAAATTTGCAAGACGAGATTCCTTTGTTACGTTTATCGAAGAAAATAATCTCGAAAAGGAATTGCAAGAAAGAGTAGTTCGTGAATGGGAAGAAATTGAGGAAGCATTTGAAAGTGATGTAACCAAACGCAAGAAGAGGGTTGTATGAAATACATAAACACAATAATTTTATTCTGTATTCTTATAACACTTATTGCAATTCGGTTCTCAATTTCTGAATTGGCCGAGAATAGAAATTGGCCCCAAAGAGTAACAGAAATTAATCACAATCAATACGATGTTGGTGTCACAAGTGGCGGTGTAGTCATGATACCTGATGATGAATTTGGTTATCCTGATTTTGCCATGAGGAAGAAAAAATGAACGAACCAATACATACTTTTGAAATGACAGTAAACATATACGATGCTTTGCCAAAATTCGTTACTCCTGAATATACAATCTTTGAAGATCGCAAAGGATTTAGGGTCTGCTTAAAAGATATGCGGGATAATTATTCTTTCGATTGCCAAGTTTTTATATTTGATGAAATAATCACTCACGAAAAACTCAAAACAACAGTATGGTCAAAATATTTTTTCATGCTGTTCGCAGAAGGAGTTTTATGAAAACTGTTATTGTTGTTGATTGCTCTGCTCTTGCATACGCCGCATTTTATGCATTTGGACATTTATCATACAGTGGAACGGACACTGGTGTTATTTACGGTTTCTTGTCTAAACTGCGTCAAATTGGCGAGAAATTTAAAACAAATGATTTTATTCTTTGTTGGGATGCAAAGTACACACATCGACACAAGGATTATAAAGATTACAAAAAGAAACGTATCGACAAACGAGATGAAATGACAGAACAAGAAGCAAGAGCTCGCATGTCATTTATTGAACAAGTTGACAAACTTCGTGACGATGTAATACCAGCAATGGGTTTTAAAAATAACTTCATGTGTCCAATGTATGAGGCTGATGATTTACTTGCTGTTTGGGTAAGGCGTATGGATGCAAAAGGATACAAGGTTGTTATGGTTACAAGCGATCAGGATATGTATCAAGTTCTTGATTGTTGTGTTATGTACTCACCTGCCAAAAAGGGCAAGCTATTCACGCATGATGACTTGTTAAAAGAATACGGTATTCCTGCTAACAAATGGGCAAAGGCAAAAGCTATTGGTGGTTGCGATGGCGATGGAGTAATTGGTATCTATGGAGCAGCCGACCCTAAGAAGCCCACCAGCAAGGTTTTAAAGTATTTGCAAGGTAAGTTAACCAAAGGTGTTATATTTGACCGCATACGAAGCCGCGAGGGGCGTAAAACCATAAGAAAAAACTTGCCCATAGTAACAACGCCATACAAACCTGAATTAATGCCTCGAATGATCCGGCGTCGAAATCAATTCACCATAAAAAAATTTATCCTTACTTTTGAACTTTATGGTTTTCGATCATTTCTCGAAAGGGATGGATTGGAGAAATGGAAGGATGTGTTTTTATAATGGAAATAATCTTCTGTTTTATAATAGCAGTTGCAGGAGTAATTGCTGTTATTGGAAATTATTTTTGGGGTAAAGGTCCAAAACTCTATTACTTTCCAGAACATGATACTTGGTTTATAGTTTCAGAGAAGAAAAAACCAAATGAACCATTGAAAAGAAAATTGGATGTATGAATGATGGTAAACAAATGTGGAGGTAAAAATTATGGCAAAAGCTGTATTAATGTTGGCTCTCATAAAGGAGAAACTTAATAGTCCAAGACTATCTAAGGACTGCCTTTATTTTGATGAAAAGAACGGTCTCAGGGCTGCAAACAGAATAAAGAGGGATCTTAGAAAGGTCCGTGATATGAGCCAAAAAATGTATAAAGAAATATTGGAGGCCCAAAAAGAAATAAAAAGAAGTCATGGACGAGTAGTTAAACAAAAGGAAAAAAGAAATGCTCCGAAAAATCCGTTTAAGAAACTTTCGGACTCATAAAGATTCCGAACTTAGATTTTGCTCTGGCGTTAATGGTATTATTGGAGTTGGCACTTCTGGAAAAACAAATATACTCAGGGCGCTAAAACTTGTATTCACCAACAGACCGTTAGGAACTGGTGTTATTAGTAGATTTGTTATGAAGATCGCTCAGAAAACCACGGTTGATACGTGGTGGTCTGATATAGGTAAAATTACTTATGTCAAAATGGGCGATCCGAAGTACAGCTATTACAAAGTAAATGATGAAGATCCTTATAGAAAATTTGGGCAGAATACACCTGAGCCAATTGTCAACGCTATCAACTTATCGGATATAAATTTTGCCAATCAATTTGATGGGCCATATCTTATTTTTTCTGGTCCTGGTGAAATATCCAAAACAATCAATGCTATTACTGGAGCCGATGAATTTGATAAATGGATTTCAGAAGTAACTGATCGAATAAAAAGGATTAAATTCAAACTCAAAGACTCAGACTATAGAATTGAAAAATATAGTATTGATAGAGACAAGTTGGATGGTCTATCAAGAGTTAAAAATTGGGTTGATAAAGCATCTGCTGCATCGAAAAAATTGCAAGACACAAAAGATGAATTTGACGATGTAACTGATCTATACAATACATTAATTGGGTTGAAAGCAAAGGCAGATTTGCACCGGAGAATTGCAGGGTTAGGCAAATACGTCAAAAGTTTAAAAAGAGTTCGTAAGAAAATGGACTCGTACGATGATGTAATAGAATTATCAGAAACACTTATTCAAAAACGTAAGATATATAAAGAGGCATTGAAAAGGCACAGAAAATTAGTAAAGAATTTCACAAGAAAATTAATAGAAGAGAGACGATGCCCAACTTGCTTATCTCCGATAAAACAGTCTACAATTCAAAGGTTGAAAAATGAAATTCGTATTACTAAGTGACGTTCACGCAAAGTATAAAAACTCAATAGGTCGCAAGGATAATATCGGCAAAACATTTGAAAGCAAATTGCAATATGTTTTTGACTATGCTCAACAACACAAATGCGCAATTCTACAGGCTGGCGATCTGAATGATAAAGCAAGAGACTGGGATGTTCTCAATTTTCTTATTGATACAATTAGATCTCATAGTGTTGATTTCTTTTGTGTCTATGGTCAGCATGATTTGTATATGCGCCGTGACCCCGATGAATCGCCTTCTGTATTGTCTGTACTGGCTAAAACAAATCAGTTTGTGCATATACTTAACAGTGATAAAACAGGATACGCTGGTGTTGACCTGTACGGCTCCAATTGGGGTGAAAAGATACCATATCCAGAAAATAATAATCGCAAACGTATTCTTGTGTTACATGCACCAATTTCTAAACGTAAAGAATACCCCGGACATGATTATACTTCGCCAGAATATTTTCTCAAAAAACATCCAGCATACCATTTGGTTTTAGTTGGCGATGTTCATAAAAAAATCTATTGCAAATATCAAAATAGATATTTAATAAATACCGGCCCAATGCTTCGAGTAGAAGCAACCAAATATAACATGCGACATCGACCATGCTTCTATGTTTACAATTCTGAAAAGCATGAACTTATAAAAGAAATCATTCCGCATAAACCGGCAAGTGATATTTTGACACGGGACCACATTGTTCAAAAAAATATATCAACGGAAGAACTTGCAGAATTTACACGGACCATTAAAACAATGCGCCCGTTAGATAAAGGCCGGAGAGAAAGTGTAATAAGATTTTCAAAAGAACTCGGCAACAAAAGAGTTACAAGAATTGTTAAGGAGGTTATAAATGGTTGATTCAATCAGAGAACTCGAAGATAAAGTACAGGCATCCAAAACCACCTGTGCAATTTATGACAAAGAAATAAAAGACATCGAAGCAAAACTTAAAGAAAAAAATATTGATATAAAAAATATCGAATCGGCTCTTGATAATATCATTGAATTGATTGACAAGCTTGCACACGAAGAGAAAAAACTTCTTGCCAAAGCCAACAAAGAACTGCGTCGGGTAGAGAAAAGGTTTTAGATATGGATATTGATATTGATATTGAAAAAATAGAAAACCGATACAGGAATCTCGAAGAAAAACTTGCCTTTGCTAAAAGTGAAATCAAATTAGCAAAAAAAGACAAGCGACGCTTTAAAAAGAGACTTCTTAATCACGAGAAAGCACGATGGGTTTTTGCAGAGGTATCAAAGCAAATCCAAATAGAAACAAAATCTCGTATTGAAAAATTAATCACACTTGCTTTGCGATCTGTATTTGAAAGAGAGTTTACTTTCAAAATGAAACTTGAACACAAGGCAAATAAGATTTATGCAATCCCAACAATTATTGAAGGTGGAGAAGAATTTAATAATTTGAAAGAGGATCTTGGTGGTTCAATGGTTGACATTGTATCCCTTGCAATGAAAATTGTTCTATGGAGTATGGAGTCACCGCAACGAAGAAATTTATTTATTGTTGATGAACCCTTCCGTTTCACTGGCCGATTAGTAAAAAAGGCTGGCTATATGTTGAAATATCTTTCAAAAGAATTGAATTTTCAAGTTATTATTGTTACCCACGATGATGAGCTAATTGAAATCTGCGATCGTGTCTATGGAGTAAGACACGATGGAAATCACTCCATTGTTACTCTAATTAAAGGTAACAAAAGGAAAATCAAGAGACGATGAATAGACCAATCAATATAATGGAATTGTGCCTTTTGTTTGAAGTTGATATTTCAAAGTTGCCAAATCTTATGCAAGCTGGACCACTTCCAGAAGTTGAAAAAAAATTAAAAGAATTTAAAGCAATCTTTAAACAAGCATATCGCAAAGCAGCACTTGAATGTCATCCTGATAAAGGAGCAAGTGAAAAACAAATAGCTCGCTTTAAAAAAATGACAGGCATTTACAAAGACTTGCAAAAAATTAAGGTTCAAAAAGTTCCTGTACGCAGACCAGCAAGAACAGTTATTATACGGACTGGTGGTTTTGGTGGTTATTATAGTAGCACGACAAGTTCTACAACTGGGAGTGGTGGTGCAACTTGGCATTGGAGTTCAGGAGGGGGGAGCGATTCAAGTGGAGATTAAGTGGAAACAAAATTATAAGTATGTTACCGGCGAGACTGCTTATCTTGGCAGATGGAAAGTCGGAAGTGTCTTTTATGATGGCATGGCACCCAAAGGTTCTAAGTTTTGGTGGGTTGCACATAGCGACCTTCCGGGCCTACAGATAAAGCGCACCCACTATGAGACACGATCAGAAGTAAAGGCATTGCTTACCAAGGTTATCAAGTTTTGGTTCAAAGAAGCAGGGATGCCGCTCCCATTGAAACGACGCAAACGTGTAATTGGTATTATAGGAACAAGGAGAAGGGATAGTGATTATGATTTACGTTTGGTTGAAAACGAATTTCTTAGACATTATCACAAAGGCGATACTATCTGCTCAGGTCTTTGTCCTAAAGGTGGAGACCGTTTTGCTGTTATCTTGCATAAAAAGTACAATACACCTTGCATCTGGCATAAAGCAGAATGGGATAGGTTGGGTAAATACGCTGGATTTTCAAGGAACGGTCTTATCGCTGAGGACTCGGATGTTCTTATATGTTGTGTGGCAAATGATCGCAAGGGAGGTACTGAGGATACGTTGCGCAAATTCAAAAAATTAGGCAAAAAGAATTGGTATATCATATGAAAAATGTATTGGAGTTTCGAAAAGGGTCTGATGGTTTAAGAGAAGAACTAAAATATATTAAAAAAATGAATGACGAAGGGTTGATAACAAATTTAATTGTTGTTTATACAACCGAAGAAAAAGATAAATCAAAAGTTCCAGATAATTGCACAGAACACCGCTTTTGGCATTTTTGGTTTGGTAACTCATCCTTCCTATGCTTGGGGTTGGTGGAAAGAATGAGAACAATTATTAACAATTGGATAGAGGATGCAAATTAAATGAACGGGGTAAAAGTAGAAATTGACCTTGCAGACTTGAAAAAGATCATGGGCATCTGTGAAAGAATCAGAAACCCAAATGTTCCGTATATGACAAATCAATTAAGCATGGCAAACTTTGCTCTTGATTTAGCTGGAAAAGAAGCGGCAATGATCCAAGAAATTATTTATACATATGGCATTAAACACTTATAAACAAGGAGGTATCAATGGACACATTGGGCGGGCCAACAATGGAAGAGGTAAATAGGCGATTGGAAAATGGCGGGTTTATTTACAAAGAAGCATTTTGCATAATGGAGTATCATTGCAAAAAATGCAACAAATCAGAACTTATTTGGAACTCCCGTGATGGTGTTACGCCTTTTATTATTTCATGTTCCTCATGCGGTTCAGAGATGCGGCATATTAATTGGCATGGCGACAAAAGGGATGTTATGCACATTCCAGAAAAAGGCGAAAGAATTTTTATTAATATGCCAGAAGAAATGCATCTCATCTACATGAGAAAACGTGTCAATAATTTTTGGGATAACCCTTCTATCCCAAAACCGGCAGATAAAACTAAGGAAGAGCTTATCCAAGACCTCCACAAAGGTTGGGATAAAAAATCACCTTTTATTATTACATGGGAGTAAAATCATGGGTCCTGCAAAAAAAGAAGAGAACCAAAGGGTATTAATGTTAATCGGAACATATGCTGGAAAATATGTTGATGAACTTCCATCCTATTATCTCAAATGGATTGCAGAAAATTGGGATGAAGATTCTGCTTTCAAAAAAAAGTATGTTATTGCAGCAGACAAAGAATGGCGATGGAGAGAAGATAATAATTGCCATATTACAAAGGAGGATTTTGAAGGGGAACAGGTGCAATAATGGCTATTTCTTCACATATGAATCAACCTGTTTTGCTCAGTCCACCAATTAATATTTATTGGTTGGGCTTTAGATCAGACACGGCAACCCTCTACAGATATGGTTGGGAATTTATTGTTGAGCGTAACGATTACGATATGACTTTTACCATTTGTTTAAAACACGAGCGTGACAAAATTTATGGTGTATCAGCAAGAATTGATGATCGTGCGCTAATGGTATATAGTCGTAGGGAACATACACAAAGACAAATGCCACCAGTAGAGATTAAAATTGCCTCTAAAATCACCATTGATGAAAGAAGATTTGAACCAGTATCTATGCGACCAGAAATGTCAATGGAAGATGAGATTATGCAATTTGCAGAACCATATTCTATTGAATATTTTTTCAATAAATTTGAAAAATTCAAACTTCCAAAAGGCAAACGAATATATAAACCAGAAACAGATGGAATGAAACGTCGCCTTGATATTTTAGTTGGAGAAGAAAACCAATGATAGAGCTTGAAGATATTGTTCCAGCCGCTCCATGTGAAGTGAGAATGGAAAGAAGAGGCGACACATTTGCTGTCAAAATAATGGGCATTGATGGGCATATGTTTCAAGAATTAAACACTTATACTATCTTGGACGGAGATGTGTTAAATATTACAGGATTGGGCTTTGGAGTAAAATTTGATGGTGTTGAATGGAGACTGCCAGTAATGAAGAAAAGCGAGTGTGTTTTGCCAAATATAACTCTTAAACGAAAAATGGATATTGATAGTGGAGGTAACAATGGGTGATAAGATCACATTAAAAGGTCTCGAAGTAATTCAAAGTGGTGTCTTGCAACTTGATTTTAAAAATGAAGATACCGGCAAGATGGATCGTTGTTTTGTAACCGTTCAAAAGTTTTTTGAAATGTTTGGTAACTCCATGCATAAGGCCCATATTGAATATGTCAAAAATTTTTTAAGATGTGTTGAATATATGGAAGCAGAAGGATGGGTTAAAGATGAAGAAAATTGATTTGTGTGCAAGAGTAATTTTGCAAACTAAAGATGATATGCCAGAAGAGCTTACTGGCAACCTTATATTGGCAATGGAGCAATACCTTAATGGTATGTCATTTGATGCCAAAATCAAAACGGAAGATATTGAATTTCAAACTGTAGTTGCGCCACGCTTTCACTTTAAACCGGAGGAAAAATAATGGATAAACCACTAAGGGAACAATTCCCACGCAGAGAACAGTCACCAGAGGAATTGGAAATTATTAGGCAACAAAAAGATGTTGAAAATAGGGATAAGCAAAATGCAAAGATCCGTTGCCCTTGTTGCAAAAAGAATAAATACTTCGATCAATACCTTGGCAACAAAGATTTGGGAACATTGGTTTGCCCTAATTGTGGGGTCCTATTTCTGGATCAAGCAAAGTTGAAAATAATCAAGAAAAACATATCACAAGCCAAACAAAAAGGGTTGGCAAAAACACCATAAGAGGTGGTATAATATGGGGAGATTCATAGAAGAAAACAAAAGGATGATTAAAGTTGTAAATGATATATATTCTTTACAAGGCGACCTAAACAATCCACCCAAGGTTTTTATTGATGATATAGAGTCGTGTGTTTATATCCAAGATTATCATACTCCATATAATGAATTTTATATAAAAAAGAATTTTGATGATCTTGCACAATAAAGGGAAAACGAAAAATGCAAGGTGAAACCTGTAAAAAATGTGGGACGTTTTATGAAGATCCTGCTGAGGGTTTCTATTGGGAAGAGCGTAAACATGGATGGCGGAAACCATGTAAGAAATGCATTGCCGAATATAACAAAACTCCAAAGCAAAGAAAAAAACGCTATCAAGCAAATCTCCGTTATCTTAAAACGGAAAGGGGTCAGGAAGCTTCACAACGATCCAATGCAAATAAATTAAAAAAGTATTGGGATGAGAAAAAAAAGAGGAATCTGAATGGATGAAATAAATGATGGTTTGAAACCACATTTGGAAACAATGATGTGGGAAGTATTTAAAAAAATTCAGATTCGTGCAAATGGAGATTCTTTACTTTTATTGTCTGACAAAGATCATCCTGTAGATACTACAAAAAAAGAAACAACCAAGTTACAATTAAAAAGAAAGATTGATATATGAATATGGACAGAAGAAACTTTTTAAAAGGTTGGATTCTTGTTGGAACTGGATGTGCAGGACCAAACATTTTTTATCGAATCTGGAAATATTTAACTGATAAAAAAAATATACTTCCAGAAACAAACCCTTTATTTTGTGGCGAGCTTGGTGAATATTCAAACGTTGTTTTTCATTTGCATCCATATCAAAAAGAACTGTTTGAATCAATAGAAAAAGGTCATAAACTTTGCGTTATTCCAAAAGG